AATGTCACAGAGTTTCTTTATGGCAATGTTGAGCAATTAGTTGACCTTGAGCCCTGTCAAAAATTTGTCAGCAACTATGTATTTGTGGATCCTATGAACGATTTGGAACCTAGCTATCAAAAGCCATTACACGAACAGATCACCTGGGGCTATCATGAGTCCTCAAGTCCCACACACATACTAAACACAGGTGTTCGTTGTTCTAGAAGTATACACAACCATAAAATAAATTATCACCATGCTGGTGGTAGACATTGGAATCAACTAGCTAGCTTCGACGACCTAGCAATATTCTATTATGGATATGCTATACTCAATGAACAGAGTCTAGCAAGAAAATTACAGATTAAAACAAAGATGTCAGCTGAAGAACTTAGAGCATGTGGTGGTAATCATCCTAACACACTCGGACAACATCAATTTTTAGCCAACATTGATCACTATCATAGACCTCGTTGTACAGACTTATCTATAGATATTAAAAAAATTATAGGATACAACTATGACTAACATAGAAGAAACTAATTTAGAAGCACATGTGAGAATTTGTCAAGAGCGTTACGAAAGTCTCGACTACAAATTGGATCAAGTGGATCTTAAATTCCAATCTATTGAAGCAAGGCTGGCAAGTATATGCCTAAATCTTGAGGCGTTAAAAACTGACTTAAATGGTAGCAAAATCCATGGTTTTACCTACATTATTGGCTTGCTTTTGGCTGTTTTAGGCTATCTTTTAGCCAAGTATTTCTAATCTCTGATACAGCTTTTTAAGTAATCGCAAGCATATAGTAATGGACGATTGATTAGATTGCCTAGAGCCAATACCCCACCACTGACTATAACCATAGTCCAGGTCACCAATTGTGTTACTAGAGCAATGATGCTAATAAGTACGATAAAGAATATGTTTTTCATATGAGTATTTACTATGCAGAGAAACTCAACAATTTATATCGACTTTAGTGAATTAGGCTATCCAGGTTATTACCCAGTAGATCGTTATTGGATGAACTTTCAATATGGTGTTGCTGAAGATTGGTATGAGAACACGACTGACATAGATGAACTAGTATTAGACATTCAAGCTGATAGACTTGAACTTATTGTTAGAAGTGTAGGCAACAAAATGGACACTAATTGGTTAGGGCATGCTTTAGTCAATATAGCCATGTATGGACTTGTGGGACTTAAGAGACCAGAATTTTACCACAAGTTCGAATAGAAATAAATATTAGTGTAGTGTCGAGTTAAGTCATTTCTAGGCATTACACCAGTAAAACTTTCTCCAAGTTTAGAATACCCTGTTTGCCCGAGCGGGGTATTTTTTTGACTAATAATTTGGTTGCAAAAGAACCAATAATCTAGTATAATTTATTTAATAGTATAAATAATAATGTAAAGTAATTAAGATGAACGGCTTGTTGCAGCTGTGTACGGTCCCAAGCCAAATCAATTAAATGCAGTAGGCTGTTCTTCTTAATTACTTTACCGACACTTGGGAATGTCGTAAAATTTACACAGTAATACAAAATAGTAGTATTCCGTGATCCCTTTATTATTAAAGGAGCATCAAATGAATAAGAATTTTCAACAACTAATGACTAGATTAAAGAAACTTAATCAAGAGTTTCAGCATCGTGATGAAGTTCAAAAGATCATCAAAGAAATGCTTAGTCCGAGGTCTAAGTAATGGAACACATCTATGCACTTACCCATTATATAGATGGTAAGAAAATTTATTTCTATGTGGGCAGAAGTACTAGAGAGCCATCGATTAGATTTAGAGAACATCAGGCTAATGCAAATAGTGTCCAACATCAAGAAGATGTATATGAATACATTCGTAAAAGTGTACAATGCGCAATTTTTGAGCAGGAAATTTTATGCTATTGTGAAGATGATAATGAAAACGATTATGAAGACTTCTATGTAATTAAATTAATTCAAGAAGGTCACATCTTGCAGAACATGAAAAAGGGAGACGCTAAAAGAATTGCATTAGGCAATGAAGCGGCTATGCTGAAATCATCTGGAGTAGAATTACGCAGTCCTCGTGAGTTACACGTGTATCGTGCTAGTCAAAAGTCAGAGGCATTACGTTTAAAAGTACTAGCAGACGTCGAAACTCCTAGCCCAAAAGGCCCTATATTAAATGAGTTTTTCAAACAGCACAATGCGCAGTTAGCTGTTAAGAAAGAAAAAGATCGGGCTAAAAAAGTGAAGAGCACGGTGAGTAAGAATAGACGAGATGCAGAATATGCGGCTTGGTTATTTGAACAGCGAAGATTATTTGACCGAGGAGATGAATGATGAGATTATCGATACACGATACTGTTAATAAACCAGATCGGGCAGATTATTATAAATTAGGATCTGGCTGGTTAAATGTAGAAGTTGAATGGGCAGATGCATTTGATTTAATTACAGTTGATGGATTAGCTACCAGTGCTTGGTTAAACGGTCATACCCGAAGTGAAGCTAATTTTATTAGTCGTGAATTAATAATGATTGATATAGATAGTGGAATGACAGTAGTAGATTTACTTGCTGACGATTTCTATAATAACTACGGTGCAGGATTTTATGCTACACCCGGCTACACAGATTTCGAGCCAAGATTTAGAATTATGTTTAGAGTTGAAGAGCCTATTACCGATGCAGCAATTTATAGGAAAATTACTCGCGGGCTTTTAGAAGTTTACAGTGCAGGTGATATTGCTTGTAAAGATGCCGCACGTTTATTCTTTGGCACTCAAAATTGTGTGATTAAAGAAAAGACTGAAAAGTTTCTGCCTCAAGATATTATTAATTTGCTTGTTCAATTAGATGATGCAAGACAAGCAGAACAAGTAAAACTACCGAAGACTTTTACACCAAATCCTTTAACTGATCTTGAAAAAATAAAGATTTTAAGATTATTATGCCAAGTGCCTATTGTTGAACATGGTAAAACTCCGGCTTATAATATATGGCGAGACATCGGGTGGGGTCTAAAGCATGGAGGATATAGTTTTGAAGACTTTGCACAGGTAACTAGTTCGGCAAAAGCAGATAGGAGTCAACAAGAAGCAAAGATTTTATGGGATGCAGGACGGGCAGATGGCAAAGTTACAATGGGCACAGTAATATTTTATCTGCAGAGATTATATGGTAAAGATTGTTTAATAGGAAAATAAAATGGCAAAGATTGATATTGATAAGCAAGAACTAATGCTTGAAACAAAAAAGTATGAAAAGGTAATATTAGAACAACAATTAGAAAAACAGCCTGATGATATAGAACGAACTATTATTCAAGGTAAAATATATGCTTTAGACAAGGATATTTTAAAAATATCTGAAGAAGTACGAGTAGAGCGAGCAGAAGAAGATTATAAAAGAAATACAAAATTTTGGACAACTGATCGAGTATTGGTAGCGGAGGCAATTACTAATAATCACATTGGCTATTTAATTCCAGATAACAAGTTAATCTACTGTAAAGATTTTGGATTAAATCAGAGTAATGCAAATTTTGAAACAATTGAAGTTACAAATAAGAAAATTGTTAGATTTTTTGAAAAGTTATGTAATGCAAAATTGAAAGGTGCTGATGAAGATCGTATATTAGATTTGATCACAGCTATGAATAGATCCTATCTAAAACAAACCTCAAGTTTTAATAATGATCGATGGAATGATGTTCATGTGTATAACCAATCACGTATTATTATGAACTTTTGGAATCCGCCAGATTTTGTAAATTCAGCCGATTATAATCGAGATTTTGATATTCTTATGTATTCTGTTGGCGGAGGTAAGAAAGAAAATATAGATCATCTTGAACAATGGCTAGCTTATAAATTCTTACGTCCCGAGCGTGTGGCAAATACACCTAATTTAGATCTTGGTGGGCAACCGGGTGGTAATGGTAAAGGCCGATATGTGAAGTTGTGTGAAACTATTTTTACTCCTGTGTGCGTGATTGAAGCAGCCGCTAAAGAAATTAATGCAGGATTTAATTCAAATTGGGCTAACGCAGTGGTATTACACTATGATGAGCCTGAGGAAAATGAATTAGCTAATAGTAAAATTAAGAATGCCACAGGCGGTGAATCACAGCGTATTGAGCGTAAAGGAGTAGATGCTTATATAGCGGATAGAAATTACAGTATTGTTTTTACTAGTAACAATGAAAATGGTGTAGTAGTGTTAAGTGGCAATAAAACTGGTGAAGATAGACGATTTAGTGTTATTAGTACAAATATAGTCATGACAGATTATATTATGAAAACTGAAAACATTAATATCGATCAAGCCAAAGATAGAGTTAACGCAATTGCACAATTAGTAAAAGATAACAAAGAAGTTAGTCGATGGCTTGCACATATTATTTTAAAACATCAAGTAAATGATATTGAAGTATTACAACCATTACACGGAATAGATTATAATAATAGATTTAATGATCAAAAATCAAATATTACTAATGCGTTTGATGCAATATTACCTATAGTACAGCAGGAAGGTTTTATTCCTACTAATTTATTATTAGAACTTGTGCATGTATTAACTGACAATGATAATTATAAAACTATTAGTGTAAACAAACAATTTCAAAATTATTTAAAAAATAAACAAATTGCCTACACTGTTAATCGAGCTATTAGAATTGATTATAAATGGAATGGAGTTGACATTGAGGAACATGTAACTAAAAATAAAAGAACAACTGTGATTGCAGTTCGTGAAGTGGGATTCGCTGAGGAGTTTAATTATAATTTAGTAAGTAGTGCAAAGCGTATTTTAAGCTTCGAAACTCACTTAACTCGTGATAATTGCATTTTACAATGTGCTTAAAAAATAAGCAGAAAACTATACATCACTTTGAAATCACGCATCACTTTTTAACATTTTTAAAAAAGTGATGTATACCTCAAAACGCTACTGTAGGTGCCTGTAATGGCGAATCGTACATCAGAACATCAAAAACATCACTTTTTTAAGGTTTTCAAATCAGACGGTTTTTTTAATAAAAACTTTAACGTAAACACAACAAAAAGATTATTTTTGCAGGGAGTGAAAATCAAATAATTATGTATATGAACGATACATTATTTAAACAACACCTCAGTAAGATAGCTCGCTGGTTTACTCCAATCATTAACGAATACAGTCACACAAAGAAACCAGCTGTTAATGCCAATCCTGAATCAATTAATCCTACACTGGGACCTATTATTGAAGAACTAACTATTCCACCTAGTCCCTGTGATTGGTGTGGCAAGATAGTTAATCAAGAAGCCAGTCATCAGAGAGTATTACCAAGAGAGAATGAACCACCCAGAACTAAATCAATATGGGTTAGTCATTGTGGAACTTGTGGATTATATAAAAATCCTGTAACTGAGAAGATGCAGAATTATTATCCTAAAGAAGTACCCACTACCAGTACTTGGTCAAAAAAACGAAGAGACAACTTCGAACGAAATAAACGATAACAATATTAGCCCTTAACGGGGCTTATATTTTAATAGATACTAAATACATTTAACAAGGAGAAATAAAATGGCAAATCCAAAAACAGCAACAAATCCACATGGTGGAGGTCGTCCTCCGGGACCACAACCACACCTAGTAAAATACCCTGGCATTCTAGCCACTCAGCGTCGTGCTTATGCTCGAATGCGAGCACAGGCTAAATTCCGCAGAGAAGCGTTTACACTTACCTGGGATGAATTTTATAGTATATGGGCACCTGTATGGGAACATCGCGGTCGCGCACTAGAACAACTATGTCTAAGTCGAATTGACTGGACTGAGGCTTGGGAGATTAACAATGTGCAGATTATTACTCGCGAAGAACACTTTAAAATACAAGGCCGACAAAGCCAAGGATTAAAATAATTTTGGTTGCTTTTTTGGTAAAGAGAGTGTATAATGATACACATACACTAACAACACAGGAACAACTATTATGCACAAAGATTTAGTTAGATTTCAAAGAGAAGAACATATTATACAAGGTTATACTTTATTAGGCTCTTTTATTGGTATAGGCTTGTTTATTTGGCTACCAGTTAGTTTAGCTGTGGGTTTAGTAATTTTAGTAGCCGGTATAGTTGTTGGTGGTGTTGTAGGACAAGTTAAAGCAGGTAGAAGATAATATGAGACTACTCTTACTATTATTACTTGCGGCCAATGCTCAAGCTGAAACCAAATACAATCCTTCAACACATCGATATGATACAGTTCCGGCTAACACAAAAGTTCAAGCTAGATATAATCCATATACTACAAAATATGAAATGACCACACCCAAAAGTCAAATAGTATTCAATCCTTACACACAAACTTATAACTATGTCTCAACAGCCAAAAAGCCTTAGTTATAGTTTAGACTATCCAGCCGAGCTTTGGGTTACCTATGCCAATCCAGCTGTAGCTGCCATTGCCGAATTACGCAAGTACAGTCAAGAACTAGATGATATGCTGGCTAATAGTCTAACCTACACCTGGACTACTACTTGGCAGACTAATCAAAACCTAGTAAGACTGGTAATCTACATTGAGTTTACTGAAGAACAGCTCAGTTGGATGTTACTCAAATACCCCAAGAACAAACGCATAGTTAATTTAGAATAAGCCACTCTTAGCAGTGGGTTTTTTTACGGCATAAATATTGGCATGGACAATGACAATAATATTCCCACCTCTGAAACAGAAGCACTGTATATAGTAGAGTGTGAACCGCAGGAGTTCATGAAACCTATTATAGCCAGAGCTAAAACTGGTCCCAAGGCCAAACAGACCATAGATGCTATCTATTCAGGTATTCAAATTGGCCGTGACAAGATAGTAGTAGATCCAGAAGAAGTATTCAAACTTGCTCAACTTGGACTTAAGAATACAGAAATAGCCAATTACCTAGGTGTAACAGAAGAAAGCATTAGATACAATTTCAACGCAGATCTAGCAAAAGGTCGTGAACAGCTAAAAATAACTCTTAGACGAGCTATGCTACACAATGCTATCGCAAATAACAATGCCGCAGTACAGATATTTCTCGCAAAAAATTGCCTCGGGATGTCGGATACACCTATCAACTCAGAAGACAATGCACCACTACCTTGGGTAGAAAACAATACCCAAGATAAGGAAGATTAATGAAATTAAGTAAATGTCAGGAGCTAGTCGCCCAAGATAACCACAGATTTAAAGTAGTTATCGCTGGGCGACGCTGACGATTTGGAAAAACTTTTTTAGCTGTCCGTGAACTATGTTACCATGCTCGTATGCCTAATCAAACAGTATGGTATATTACCTCAAGCTACCGAGCAGCTCGCATGATAGCATTCAAACCTCTCAAACAACGACTACTTGAGCTTAAATGGGTCAGCAAGATCAATGAAACTACCATGGAAATAACCTTAAAGAATGGTAGTGTGATTGCTCTTAAAGGTGCTGACAATCCTGATAGTCTACGCGGCGCTAGCCTTAGTTTTGTGGTAATAGATGAAGTAGCTGAAGTAGACAGTGAACTATTTTATGAAGTAGTTCGACCTGCATTGTCAGATCAAGAAGGTGGCGCACTGTTCATTGGTACACCCAAAGGTAAAAACAATTGGGCCTATGACTTATATACACACTACGAAGAGTTTCCAGAGCACTGGGCTAGTTGGCAGTTTACCACATTAGAAGGAGGCTTTGTTAAGTCTGAAGAGATTGAGTCAGCTCGTAGAGATATGAGTGAGCGGCAGTTTAATCAAGAGTTCTGTGCTACCTTTGAAACATTTGAAGGTCGTGTGGCCTGGGCATTTGATCGTGATAAGAATGTTATTAAGATTGATAATCCAAATATCGATGTCTTACATATAGGAATTGATTTTAACTTTCAACCTATTACAGCCGCAATACATGTTAGACACAATGATGATCTATTTCAGATAGATGAGATAGTAATGCATAGTGCTAACACACAAGAACTCTGCGATGAAATAAAAAATAGATATCCACGCAGTAAGTTATTTGCCTATCCAGACCCAGCAGGTAATCAGAATCGTACTAGTGCTGGCGGCCGCACAGATCATAGTATTTTAACTAATAATGGTCTAATTGTTAAAGCACCACGCAGACATAACCTAGTAAAAGATCGTATTAACAGTTACAATGCTAGACTATGCTCAGGAGACAATGATCGTCATCTCTGGATTGATCCAAAATGTCGACACACAATAGAAAGTTTAGAGAAGTTTGTTTACAAAGAAGGAACACAACAGCCCGACAAAGGACAGTGGGATCACATGTTCGATGCGGCATCATACTGTGTTGATTTCTTATTCCCATTAGTTAAAGAAAGAATTGAAGACCCATATGCCGCTAGCACATGGGGACACGCACTAGCATAATGCTAAATATACATTGCACCATATAGGAAAAACATATGAATAACCTACAAGAATTATACCTACAGGTAACCAGTACTAATCAAGACTACAATGATAACAGTAAGCGTTGGAGATTCCTATTAGAATCCTACATGGGTGGTGAAGAATACCGTCAAGGCGCACACCTTAACCGTTATCAATTAGAAACAGACCGTGAATACACGGCTCGACTAATGACAACTCCTTTAGACAATCACTGCCGTAGTGTAATCAATGTCTATAACAGTTTCTTATTTCGTAAAGAGCCAGACAGAGAATTTGGCAGTATCGAATATGATCCAGCATTACAAGATTACTTAGAAGATGCTGATTTAGAAGGTCGCAACCTAGACTCAGTAATGAAAGAAGTCTCAACCTGGGCTAGTGTATTCGGACATTGTTTTGTAATAATGAGCAAACCCAACATTGGAGCACTTACTCGCGCAGATGAACTAGCCGAAGGTGTTCGCCCATACATTAGTCTTATAACTCCTCTAACAGTTTATGATTGGACTTATCAGCGTGCGGCTAATGGTCGTTACAGCTTGACCTACTTTAAGTATGTAGAAGATGTCAATGATCAAATCTCTACAGTAGTAGAATGGTACACGGATCGTATAGTTAAAACTACCACTGACCGTAAGGCTAAGAAAGTTCTAAGCCAAGAAGAAGAATTTAATGAACTAGGTCGTATCCCAGTGGTGATTGCCTACAATAGTCGTAGCCCAGTTAGAGGCTTAGGTATCAGTGACATCGGTGACATTGCTGATCAACAGAAAGCCATCTACAATGAACTAAGTGAAATTGAACAGTCAATCAGATTAGACAGTCATCCAAGCCTAGTTACTGTAGAAGGTACTAAGATTGGTTCAGGTGCCGGTGCTATTATCTATATGGATGCCTCAATTGATCCAGGACTTAAACCATACACACTAGCTAACTCAGGTGCTGATATCTCCAGCATCTATACATCAATTCAAAACCGTATTAACTCAATCGACAAGATGGCTAACACTGGTGGTGTTCGTGCTACTGAATCACGCAACATGAGTGGCGTGGCTATGGAAACAGAATTCCAATTACTTAATGCTCGACTAGCAGAAAAAGCCGACAACTTAGAATTAGCAGAAGAACAGTTATGGCAGTTATGGGCCTTGTATCAAGGTTACACATGGGATGGCGAAGTTGAGTATCCAGGTAGCTTTAATATTCGTGATACTGCCAGTGAAATCGAACAATTAGTCAAAGCTAAATCAGCCGCAACTGATCCGCGTGTATTAGCTTTAATAGACCATGAGCTAGTAGAGTTCTTAGGTGAGGATAGTGTTTTAGTATTAGGCACTAGCGAATACTTACCAGCAGAACAATTACCAGCAACGGAACCATTTGAGCCACATATTATGTGTGACCCCACAACCGATATAGAATATATTGCCCGCACTGAAGAAGAACATTTAGCCTACATGGCTTTAGGTTATGTACATAAAGAGGAGAGCTAATATGGCATACGGTCGAAAGAAATCAGGTGGTAAGAAGCCACCAAAGAAATACTAGGATCACAGGATGAATCAACTAAAACAATTATTAAAAACATTAGTATCTCGATTAACTCAACCCTGGGTTAAATCAGTACCCCCTGTGACTAAGGCTCGTCGTAAAGTTAAAGGTAATAAAACTCTGTAGGTTTAGTTCTTAACCAGCATTTCATAATACCTACTGTAATATTATAGTGTTGAATTGCTAATCTTCTACTATTGAATATACCGACTGGAGTTTGGATTTTTTTAGAATTAGACTTAACAGCATTAGATCTTGCTAGATTTTGAACAGCATTAGATATTTTTATTCCTCTGCCATTAGACCATAGATCAGCAGCATTTTGTTGTATAGTAGTACAGTATATATTAGTAAGCGAATAAGGCCCTAGGTCACCATAACGACACATACATAATGTGTTAGCTGACCTAGAGGATTGTTGTAACGCTTTATCAACACCATTAGATAACCACCAGTTATACCATTCGTCGAATGTAAGTTGAAATAGTATGTTACGCCTTTTAGCAGAACTTCGCTGACCATAATACGAGTTTTTGGCTTTGTTCATAGTGAATATTTATATGGACTAAATAACAATTGTAACTGATTGATAACCATTTGTCAATCTTAAAATAAAGGTTACTCTAACCATAAGGAGGCGTGGACCACAATGACCACACAAGAACCATTGGCAGCAAATGAAACACCAGTAGCTACTGACACTACAGCAAATCAAGAAAGTCAGGCACCAGCAGCAAGAATGTATACGGAGGAGGAGTTTAATAATCACTTAGCCGGGTTAAAAGCCAGCTTAACTAAAAAATTATTAAAACCCTACGAAGAGTTAGGCGATGTTAATGAACTTCGTCAATTGAAAGAAGCAGCCACTAAGCGAGCTCAAGAAGAGCAATTGAAGCGTGGTGAATTCGAAA